TTTTAGAAAAATTCACTAACTGTACGATGGATATGAATCAAAATAGTTTCATAGCTAAAAAAATTGGTACGTCTAATGGAGATTTCGAATTGAAGTCAAGATATATTATGGTAGAAATGAATGAGGATGCACCTTACGATTCATTACCTTGTGGTTTCCGTGGATACCAAACAAGACAATACTCGGGAGTTAATTCACCATTCTTAGAATATAAAACTAAATACGATAAACCAGGTGAGGTCATTTGGAATCCACCATTTGGTAATGCAGCAGGAACGGATAATGAAACTAGAAGTTCAGGTGATAGAGTTAGAAGAACTTACTTAGGTGTTTCAAACACAGCAGGTATTGATTCTGACTTCTTCCAATATAAAGGAAAACAAAACCCTGTTAATTTAGCAACTGCTACTGACTCACAACCATGGGCTTACTTAACTAAGGGGTTCCATATGGATTCAGGAGCAACTGTAGTTCTTATACCAGCTGGATATACTACTTCGGGTGAAACGTCATTTGAAGTTGGCGATGCGTCGTTTAATACTGAACCACAAGAAGGTAGTCCTTATTTTAGATTAAATTCGCGTAAATTCACTGTGGCACCTAAAGGTGGTTTTGATGGATGGGACATATATCGAGAGTATAGAACTAATGGGGATAGATATCAATTAGGGGCTGCTGGATTCAGAAAAGGAGCTGCACCATCTATAAGTTATCCAACCGCGACAGGGTGGGGAGCGTTTAAACAAATAACAGGACCTGACCAATTGACTTGGGCGAATACCGATTATTACGCTTACTTATGGGCACAATACACCTTCTTAAATCCTGAAGCAGTTAACATTAACGTGTTTACTACTCCAGGGATTGATATGGTTAATAACTCAAATCTTGTTGAATCAGCAATTGATATGGTTGAAAATGATAGGTCAGACTCGGTATATATTTGTACAACACCTGATTATCAAATGTTCACACCAACATTAGGTGATTTTGATACTAATTTTATATACCCAGAAGAAGCGGTAGATAATTTAACGGATACGGGTATTGATTCAAATTATACCGCAAGTTACTATCCGTGGATATTGACTAGAGACTCCGTTAATAATACACAAATTTATCTACCACCAACAGGTGAGGTTGTTAGAAACTTAGCGTTAACAGATAATATCGCTTTCCCATGGTTTGCATCCGCAGGTTATACGAGAGGGTTAGTTAACTCTATTAAAGCTCGTAAAAAGTTGACACAAGAAGATAGAGATACGTTATATAAAGGTAGATTAAACCCAATAGCTACCTTCTCTGATGTTGGTACGGTAATATGGGGTAACAAAACGTTACAAGTTAAGGAATCTGCACTTGATAGAATAAATGTTAGAAGATTGTTATTACAAGCTCGTAAATTAATTTCCGCAGTGGCAGTAAGATTATTGTTTGAACAAAATGACGAACAAGTAAGACAAGAATTCTTAGACTCAGTAAATCCAATATTAGATAGTATCAGAAGAGATAGAGGTTTAATTGATTTTAGAGTGACAGTTTCTAATACACCTGAGGATTTAGACTCAAATACGTTAACAGGTAAGATTTACTTGAAACCAACAAGAGCTCTTGAATTCATAGATATTGAATTTTTGATTACTCCGACAGGAGCATCATTTGAAGATATTTAAACTTAGACTATTTATATTACTGAGGGGGATTAATTTCCCCCTCATAGCCAATTAAAATTTTAAACAAAAAAAAATGGAATTTAATAAAAAAACACTTAACGAAACATTAGAGATTAAATCTACTGGTGGAAAGTCTTTCTCTAAGAATCCTCAAAATATCGTTATTTCTGAGACACAATTAGAAAGGTTAATTGAAAAGATTAACAAAAAAAAATAAATGAGTTATGAGTTTGAAGAGGGTAATAAAAGAGTTTTATAAAGAAAAACAATTATGTGAAGGGTTTGACCCTGAAGGTAATCCTGATTTAAAGTATTACGCCTTTGATTGGGATGATAATATTATGATTATGCCAACACAGTTAATAGTTTCCACTGATGAAGGTAAGGAGATAGGTATGTCCACTGAAGACTTTGCTAACTATAGAGGTGTACTTGGTAAGGAACCGTTCGAATATAAGGGTGAAAATATTATAGGATATGCGAGTGACTCCTATAGAAATTTCGGGGTTAAGGGGGATAAGTCATTTATTATTGATTCGTTGATTGCAAAACCAGGACCATCATGGGACGATTTTGTAGAAGCTATAAATGGAGGTTCAATATTTTCAATAATCACGGCTAGAGGTCATACTCCATCCGTTCTTCGTGACGCAATTTATAATATGATAGTAACCGACCATAACGGGATTAGTAAGGAGTCTTTAATACAAAACCTTAAGAAGTATCGTGATATGGACGGAAATGAAGAGTCAGACACTTCAATTATGATTAATGACTACTTAGATTTAAATAAATATTATCCTGTGACTTACGGAGAAGGGGAGGCTTCCAACCCTGAAGAAGGTAAGGTTAAGGCATTAAGAGAATTTATTACGTATGTTAGGGAAATGAGTAAGAGAATTGGAAAAAATGCGTTTCTTAAGAACGATATTAAAAACAACTTTATACCAACGATAGGATTCTCTGATGATGACCCAGGTAATGTAGAAACGATTAAATCCTTTCTAGATAAGGAATATAAAGATAAGCCAGTTAAAACATATTTAACTAAAGGAGGAGATAAAATAGAAGTTTAATAATAATTATTATTTTAAATGCTCTAGTATATTATTGAAAATAAAATAAAAGTAAATAGAAAAACATCTATGTTAGATATTTATAACTAAATAAACTAAAGAAAAATAAAACACAAATACTATGGCAGACTTATTAATGAAAATGCCCGTACCTTATGAACCAAAGAGAAAGAATAGGTTTATTCTATCATTTCCATCTTCACTAGGTATCAATTCTTGGTATGTTGAGTCTACATCAAGACCTAACGTCCAAATCGGGTCAACAGAAATTCCCTTTTTAAATACATCCACATATGTGGCTGGTAGGTTCACTTGGAACACTATAAACGTTACTTTCCGTGACCCAATTGGACCATCGGCATCACAAGCATTAATGGAATGGGTTCGTCTACACGCTGAGTCTGTTACAGGTCGTATGGGATACGCTGCAGGATATAAGAAAGATATTGACCTTGAGATGTTAGACCCAACAGGTGTTGCGGTTGAAAAATGGATACTACAAGGAACATTCTTAACCGATGTTAATTTCGATAGTTTAGGTTATAGTGATGATGCACTTGCTACGATTACGGCTACTTTACGTCCCGATAGATGTATTTTAGTTTATTAATATAAAACAAGTATTGATTATAAAAGAATTAATGATATAATATAAACCATAGGGGTCATTGAACTTCTATGGTTTTTTTATTAAGAGTAGACAATTATGGACCAAGGAAAACAATACGGGGAAATAAATATGGATTTACCACATGACGTGGTACGATTACCCTCTCAAGGTATTTTTTATACGAGTAAAAAGAAATCACTTAAGGTGGGTTATTTAACTGCTCAAGACGAAAATATATTACTGTCGACAGGAAATCCTAATTTGGTTATGACATTATTGAAGAATAAAATATATGAACCTGATTTTAATATTAATGAATTAATTGATGGTGATGCCGAAGCCATATTAATCTTTTTAAGAAACACTGCTTTTGGTAGTGATTATATTTTTAAATTAAAGGACCCTAAAACGGGTTCTGATTTTGAAACCACTATTCAATTAGATGAATTAAATATTTTACAACCTAAAATTAAACCGAATGAACAGGGTTTATTTGAAATGAACTTACCGAGAACGGGAGTTAGTGTTGTTTGTAAATTACTAAATGTCGGTGACACAAATGAGTTAACACGATTACATGAGAGTTATCCTGAAGGGGTAACCGTTCCTGTTATAACTAAACGATTAGAGAAACATGTTGTTTCAATCGATGGAGATACTAACAGAGAAACCATATCAACCTTTATTAATACGCTACCTATTATGGACTCCAAATTCATTAGGAACACAATGAGTGATTGTGAACCTAAATTGGACCTTAACAGGACTGTATCAGCCCCGTCAGGAGAAAAAGTGAATGTGCGTATCACTTTTGGGGCGGAGTTTTTTCGTCCTTTCTTCTGATTACCGGAGAACCATGCTTGATGAGTTCTATTATCTGAGTAAACATGTGAATATGTCATACTCTGACCTCATGATTATGCCTACTTACGAACGAAAATTTTTCATAAACAAACTTTCAACCGAGTTTGAAGAAAGAAATGATGAAATTGAAAAACAACGCAACAAATCACGTTCCTAAGTATTTATAATAAAAGAATAATATGTTTCAAGGAGTAAAAGATGACGTTGATGCGATAGCAAGCGGTATAGCGTTAGCGGATATCTCTTTAAAGGAGTTTGTCAAAAGACTTAAAAAAAGCGTTACTGGGGTAAAAGGGATTATTCAGCAGGCTGGACTTATCAATACTAAAACCGCAAATGCGGTTAGAGATTCTATTGGTCAAACTCGAGCGATTAGTAACGATGTCCAAAAAGTAATTGCTCAGGCAGCTAAGTCAACAATGCAAATCGGAGTAGGTGCTGAGAAAAATATTGAACTATTTGCGGCAATTAACACTGCTATGTTAAGAAATACTTATTTTACTGAACAACAAATCGTTAGATTCCAAGCCTTAGGGGTTAATGCTAATATGACAAGTGCTCAATTAGCCGGTATGGCCACATCATTCGATACCTTAGGGTATACTACAGACGAAGCGTTAAGTACTATGGAAGATATGACCAAACAAGCTAGGTCGTATGGTGTTAACGTTTCTTCATTTATGGGTAAAGTTAATGATAACTTAAAGTTAATGGTTACCTATAATTTTAAAGATGGTGTTAAAGGACTATCTAAAATGGTTGCTCAAGCACAAGCCCTAAGGATTGATATGAGTAAAACTGTGAGTTTTGCTGATGGTTTATTAGACCCCTCAAAGGCGATTGAAACCGCGGCAGGATTTCAAATGTTAGGTGGTTCCGTTGGTGCCTTAGGTGACCCATTTAAGTTACTTAATATGGCTCAAACAGACATGGAAGGGTTACAAGATAGTCTTGTTGAGATGGCGGCGGGGGCGGTTTCTTTTAATAAGGAATCTGGCGAATTTGATATTCCGATAACGCAAATGTATAGGTTAAGGGAAGCCGCTACATTAGCGGGAATGAACTATCAGGAGTTTTCCGAAATGGCAATGAACGCGGCTCAAAGAACTGAGAAGATTAAGTTATTAGACCAATTTCAAACGGTACCTGAAGAACAAAAAGAATTGATTGCTAGTTTGGGTAAAATAGGTAGTAACGGTAATTTAGAAATTACGATGCCTGATGGTACAGTTAAAAAAATTGGGCAAGGATTCAATGACTTGATAAACGATGATTATGCCGCATTACAAGGTATGTTAGATACCAATGCTATGTCAGAATTAGATGTGGCTAAAAAATCTATGGGGTATTTGAATCAAATTAAGGCGGCTCAAGATGCTATAGTTAAGTTAACTACATTAAATTTAGTTCAATCTGGAGGGTTTGAAAACTTAAGTGAAAATATTTCAAAGTCACAACAACT